ACGGATGACCATCTTTCCATTCAATGAAAGTTCCATCTGTATCCCATTCGTGCTGTGTTGAAGCATTATCAAGTGCTTTGCGAATTTCCGTTAACATATCTCTCATCTCCTTATTGATCTGATTGGGCTAATCACTTAACAGTCACATAATCAGGTAACAAGCTAAGAACTTCTTGATAGCTTTTGCATGCAAAGGCTTTGTTGGTTAACTCTTTAGCTTTATCTTCTTGCCCTGCCTGTTTTAGTGCTGACGATACTCTTCCGATGATTGAAAATACGTTTCCGTCTGTCCCTGTTAACTGCACAACTGGTTTTTTCACTTGTCATTCTCCTTTGAATTAGATTTGCATCGTCTCGACCGAATACGCTAAGCTTGCGAGGCCGTAGAAGCCCTCTCTTTTCTTACTAATAATTTGTATTTATTAACGTAGTAGACTATAGACTTCCGACTCTTCGACATTCGTCCAAATTCCCGGCATAATTCCTTATCCCATAAGCGGAGCATTTTTCTTCTCCCTCTCAATAATCTGTGATACTCGCTTAATCTCCTCGTTAATCGCGTCATACAGCATCCATCTGTCCCAAAGTGGGTTAGTCTCGATAAAGTCATCCAAGTCCGGTGCGGTTCCTTTTTCCTCCATCCAGTTTTCAGTGAACGAGCTAACGTACGTTTTGACTTCTGCAACAACATCGTTAAAGTCATCTTCGTTAAACACCTTGCGGTTGTTGGGATCGTATCTCATGACGCCACCCTACCCATCATTCGAATCTGACGTTTCAAGTCCAAGTTCTCGCTCTCCAAGATGATGTATTCCTGTTCGTGCTGAACGGCTTCGTCGTACTCTAGCAAAGCTTGGTCAGCGTGTTCGCCAATTACCTCAAGTAGTTCAGCAAATGCGGCGTGTGGGTTATGCGGACGTTGTTTCGATCTTGCGATGGCTTCCATTACTTTTTGTAGGTTTTGCATGTTAAGCAGCTCCTCCATTCGGTGGAAAGTAGAATGTTGGTTTAACGGTCTTTTTCTTTGGCTTTAGCATTTATAACGCCTCCTTGTAGATGATTAAAACTGACTCACCTAAGCTCATATCTCCGTTGGCATCTGGCATCGTGTATGTGTTGTACTGCATGTTGATGATTTGTGCATGTGGATTACATAAAAGCCAATCGTTGATATGACGGTCGATACTTCCACTATTCGCGTAAGCGCCGTGTAACACTTCGATTTGATGCGTCTTAATATCACTCGCTTTACCTAACATGCGATAACCTCCATCACTTCTAAGTATTTTTTCTCGCTATACGTGTTACCGAATTCATCTACAATCGTGCAGCCAATCCATTTGGCTCTATCAGCTCGTACAAGGCATACAATGTCGCAGAATCTACCTTCTATTACTCCGGACTCCATACACTCGTGCTTTCCTTTAGTCAGGGATAAGCCGCATGGACATACTTTTGTGTCCTGGTAGATGTAGGGGTTCGGTAACTTCTGCAATTCCTGTAGGGGCTTTGCCACGTTTCAACGCCTCCAATTCTCTATGTGCCTCTATGTGATAGGGAATGTCGTTCCAGAATAATTTGATCATGGTAACGAGTTGTTGATCGCCTTCAATTGGTATTTCACGGTGCAAAGTTTGAAGGTTAGCAATGAGTGTTGAAGGTTCGAAAGTCGTTTGACTCATTCCGTTAATCCCTCCTTGTGGATTATTTGTTGACAACCTTCGGTAGCGGTTTCTTGCTTAACTTGCGGATCGTTTCGGGAATCTTCTTGTTATGTTCAGGCCCCGGAATTGGATTGACTTTCATACAGCCTCACCCTTTTCTAGTTTTGAGATGATAATCTTTCTGATGTGCCGCTGCGCGATGTTTTTTACTTGTTCTGATTGAGGGCCGAGGATTAGATTTACTTTCATTTGATGGCCTCCTATGCTGATTTCTTGTTGAGCATTTTGTCTGCTACCCGGATTGCGTCATCAATTCTATTTGTTGCAACTAGAAACTGAGGCAATGTACACTTTCCGTTTTTCATCATGTAATTTTCGTGAACTGCGGTTACGTTTGTATGGTAAGCGGTATTGTAGAATCCTTTGAACTCCCGCCAAGCCGCTTGAAATGTCATCCCGTTTTGCCCGGCAAACTTACGAACCATCTTATTTAATCTTTGCTGTTCGTCTCCGATGGTGTCGATCTTGTCGAAGTTATCCATTCGCTCGTTAGCGATAAATAATTTGTGTTCCAGGTCTTTCATTCGATGTTCTTGTTGTACAAGTGATTGAGCCATTATTAGAGAAAGTTCAGCCTGAGACTTTGGTTTGTTTTGGTATGATCCAGTTTTCCGTATCTCTTCTATTGCTTCGTAAACCCAGTCGTAGAAAATATCTGCTTTAGGCTGATTGGACTTTCTAGCAACTTCATAAATTCCTTTTTCGTTAAATATTCTGGTTGTTCGTATTCCAGCTTCCGAAGTCAATTCGACTTCGGAGGACATTTTAGAAAGCCTGTCGGAATTTCGCTCGAATATTTTGTTGATCGATTCTCTTGGGTAAGCGTAATCAAGTGATTGTCCGATTTGTTCTGAAGTCATAAAAATGTCGTTCGTTTCATTTACATAGAAATCGCAGATCAGATTTCCGAATTGCTTAGATGTAACCTTTTCTAATTGGTTCATTCGCACATCTCCTTTGATTTAAAGAGGGATTTGTTCGTTTCTGTCGAACATGTTCAGTAAATGTTCACTTATAAGTGTTATGCGGACTTTTTCTTTGTTTCTAAGAACTTATCTGCATAAAAAAACGATGGATGCACGTTAAGTCCCTTAGTGCAAATGATTTCATACTCATCCGTGTTGATCTTTTGTTTTCCTGTGATGATTCTTGAAAACTTAGCATCATCCATTTTCACGCGCTGCGCAACGAACGAGAACTTTAATCCGTTATCGACGATGTAATTTCTGATTCGCTCGTTCATTTTCATTTATTGTTCCCCCTTTCTTAAAAACTAAGAACTTGTATCCATAATATAATTCTTAGTTATTAAGAAGTCAATACATATTTCAAATAATCTAAGAAATAAATTCTTACAAATAAAGAATTGGTTATAATATTTCTTAGTGTTAATGGAGGTGGATTATGAACGTTATAGGTAAAAGACTTAGAGAGGCAAGGGAAAGGAAGGATTTGAAACAAACCGAGGTAAATAAGAAGACAGGCATAAATAATAAGACATTAAGTGGCTATGAAAATGGAGTCAGTGAGCCCGACTCAGAAACGTTGAAAACACTGTCGGAACTATACGAAGTTTCTATTGACTGGCTAATGGGTATAGATAATCCATTCCCCAACGACAAACGAAAGAGCGATGTGTGGGATGAGTATCTTCGATTACCTCAAAGTAAAAAAAAGCTTATCGACGATATGATAAAAGCTTTAAAAGACGAGGGTTGATAGACTAATAATGAAACCTTCTAATTCTCGATCTTCTTCTAACTCCAATTGATTTATCATTATCTCCAAAGTCGATCCGCTTGCGGTTGTAAGAAACTCCTTAAAGTTGTCGTCCATATCCTCAACCCCCACATCATGATGATTTCGTTTGCCATTATGGTAAAGTCATAATAACATAATGTGAACGTTTTTTGCGAACACTTGTTCTGTTTGAGGAGAAATTTTTTTGTTATGCTTTGAAAACTGAATAAAGGAGAGTCACGATGCGCCGGTACGCACCGGGTCGTTGTCGCCTCCATCAACTGTACAAAGAAACGGGAGTAACACAGATCATGGTTCACGACATTACAGGCATACCAGAGAGCCAACTATCTGACTACGCCAATAACAGAACCAAAATGGGCTACGGTACGGCATATACCATAGCCAAGGCCATGAAACTCCCGAACTCCGACGTCCTCTATGAATGGGAACTAGTTGATGAAAGGCGCAGAGGAATTTAATTTCCTCGCGGCTTTGGTGAAGACTTCAAGAAATCTTGAAGTGTGTGAAGCGCTTCCTTTGTTGTTTTTTCTATTATATTATCTTTTCCTCAGAATAGCTGTCACTTTATGTCGCTGATTTTGTATCATTCACCCCCAGTGACTTGCCACAAAGATAATACGTTAGTCCTACTTTCTGGTGTTTGATATCCGAATTTTCGTACCGTCTATGAACTCAACATACGAATTACTTCTTCTTTTGCTTAATGTTCTAACCATATTCGTATTAACTATAGTTGATCGATCAGCTTCCATGAATCCGTATCTAAGATAGGCTCTAGATAATTCGTTTAATGTCCTTAACGGCAGGTAATCACCGAACACTGTATGGAATACGGGTATTTGAAGTTTGTTTTTCGTAGCGTTTCTGACGGAGATGTATTTAACCTCTGACAACCAAAATTCAACGATGTCGGATTCATCGCCGATTCTCCCGTTCAATTTGACGCCGATCATTCGCATTACATTCCCCGCTGTCTGTACATGTTGTGACTAAAGTGTACGGGGAAATATTTGGCGAATCATCAAGCAAAATATGACAATCGATTGCCTGATGGCGATTTAAATTATAAATTAGTCGTATAGTCGCAGATCATAGCAAATACCCGAACCGATCGGGATTCTTAGACGGGATGATTATTTTGCGAGGCGTTAGGTGGTTTATTGGGGTTCCATTGGGTTATGTAGTTTATTACTGGTTACTGAGACTAAATACTGCGGTAATGAATTACTTTATTAAGTGGATTCCAAATGAAACGTTCTGGAGTATTGAAATAATATTCGCCGGGGCAATTGTTTCTGTTTACTTCGGGGTACTTACAGCTTATCTTATATTGCCGAAAGATGACTTCCCATTAATTAATAATAAAAAAGTAAAGGCCATAAAATATGCAACCAATCTCTGGATTGTTCTGCAACTAATTTTCTTCGGCGTTGCCGCGAACGACATTATTAATTATGGATTCGTAAACGGAAATGTTTATTATGCAATCTACCCATTAATAGCATGTTTCTTCATCAAGACATCTTACAATTCTGTAGCTCTGGTTGATTTTAATCACAATAAAGTTTATAGGGACTATTATGAACAACATTCACAGGATGAAGGAACTAAACAGCTTATCGATTATGCCCAATAGAAACATGCATCATCTACCCTTCTGACATTAGTATGGAGATTGTTATGTCAACAGAGTAGTTAAAACGAATGGATATCAATGTGATCCTTGAATACTTGTACTTCCTTTACTACAGAACGAATGAGGTCTTTTTTATCTTCAAGCGTTAATTGTTCGAGATTTTTGTTCAGGTAATAATCAACTGCCTCCTGAATCATGTTCTTGCTGTACTCCATATTTTTCATGGTGTTCATTTTTCTGTCCAATTCCTCGTATTGCTTCTTCAACCGTTCCTCTTTCTCTGTAAGCTCCTTTAACTCATTTCTTATTTCTTCCTCGCCGAGGTCTTCAATTCCATCTGAGAATAATTTTATCAATCGCTTACGCCCATTTTTTGCTTTTTCGATTTCTCTTGTAATTCGTTCCAGTTCCGTTTGTTCGAAAGATGACTCTTCTCCGTTTTCTTTAGCTGCGGCAATTTGATCTGGTTCGTTAAGCCAATTTAAAACGGTGTCCCATACATTGGCATCTAACTCTTCACATTTAACATGAAGGCCGCACCCCTTAAACTTGGCTCCAGAGTAATTTTTAACATCGGTGTACTCTAATTCATACTTGCCCCAATTCTTCGTTCTTCTGCCTGTCATGGTGTTCCCACACTCGCCGCAACGGACGATGCCGGATAAAAGGTAATCTCTAAGGGACTCCTTTGCGAAACGTCGCTTAGACTCTCCTATGAGGCGATTAGCATGTTCGTATTGGAACTCGCTGATTATTGGCGGTATTTTCGTATGTATCCATTCTTCTTCCGGTCTTACTTTCATCGGAACCTTATCTTCTTTTTCCTTATGCTTATTTCCAAGCATACCTTCGGTGTCCCAACGGTTCTGATTGTGTTCTCCGGTATATGATTTATTTAGTAACATCTGCCGGACAACTTGCCTATGCCAAACAGCCGCACCCTTTTTAGTCGGTATGCCCTGCTTGGTTAGAAATACAGCAATACCATTAATGCCCTTAACCTGACTAGGTTTAGTGAATAAATCAAATATTAATTGAACGACCTTCGCTTCTGATTCATTAATGACATAAGCGTCTTTCTCCTTGTCGAAGTCGTAACCATACAGATAAGAGTTTTTAACGACCTTACCTTGCCTCGCTTTCTCGCGGCGTCCGCGGCTCATACGATCATTTATGATAGCTTTCTCGTATTCAGCAATAACGCCTTTTATATTAAATGATAGCTTACCAATAGGAGAATCTTCATAGTCGCCCGTCACGAATACAAGATCAACGGATCTCTTTCTGAATTCTTCCGTAATGATCAATTGATTCATTAGGTTCCGGCTTAACCTATCTGGATCATAGCAAATAACTTTCGTGATTAGTTTTTCTTTAACGTCCTTGCGAAGCTGAACTAACGCAGGACGATCTAAGTACTCGCCCGAGTAACCATCATCTATGTAGTCCTTCGTCTCCGTCGACATCGATTTCTTCCTGCACTGGCGTAGCTGATCGTCTATCGAATAACCATGTTTCGCCTGATCCTCGGTTGATACCCTCACGTAAAGTCCGATCATGGAGATCCCTCCTATACTTATCTAATAAGTAATGATAACAGTGGGATCGTGTCTTGTCATTGAGATTTCCGGCAATAAAGTTGATATGCATCGCGCTCACCTCGTTAGAGGATATGCGGATCTGATTGTCCAACTTTACGACATAAATTTTAATTTGAATAAGAACATACATTCCCGTACAATATGTATACGGGAGGTGCAGCATGAACGAAACGGAGATCAACCTAATAAGCCAGTACCTACACATCCATTACCTCATTAAAGAAGCAGTATCTACTATAGAATGGTTACCTACGTCTAGGATCGCGCTCAGCGATATGCTAAAGATTGGCGTAAAGCTATTTGGCGGGAAGCTACGGGATCGGTTGAAGGCCACTGAGAAGGAGTTACGCACGTTTGGTGTTCATGTATGGATCGAGGATGATGGAGACGAAGTTATATACGTATGTACGAATAAGCGTGGCATAAAAGGTAGGCATGGGGTTAAGCGTAGGGTACTGCGTGAGGATATGGAAGTCACTTTGTTGGAGTTAATGGATGCGGAGCTGAGTGGGGAATACGTTTCACAATATAAAGTAATGACTACGGCGGGGTTTGAGGTACCGAGGGTATAGGGTGGTTTTATCCACCCTCAGAGTGAATCATATTTAAGCCATTGAATATTGCCATGTAAGCTACATTGTTTTCAATTATGCCGTTGTTATTAAAGTATTGCCTGTCTAGTGCTACCTTTGCTTCCTTGAGTGCGTCAGTCGCTATCTCCAATCGTGAAATAAGCCACTGGACATCTCCATCATCAAGACCCATCCTCGGTTCCCATTCATCAAATTTATTCTTTATATCATCAATCCTATTCACCCTCATCCATCCCCTCTATAATCTTCTTCATATTAGGTGGTAACTCAACTTCGCTTAATTGTTCTTTTGCTTCTTCTGGTGTTAATTCTGTTTTGCCTATGTCGTGGAGGATGTAGATTTTATTTGGTTCCATGATTAGCCCCCCATAGTCATCCAAGTATCTTTCTTTCCACACTTTTCGCATCGTACATTATGGCCGGGAAGATGAGAATTCCATTTCCATTTATGGCGACAAAGTAGTTCCTTAAAGAATTTGTTCACTCTCTTTCCCTCCTTATGGATTAGACCTGATACGGATATTAATAATAATCGTTTCCAGATAAATAATACGGTTTATCAAACTGCCCATTCATTACGGTGTTTCTCACGTTATTGTAAGCAGTTTCCGCGAACATGTGGGTGTACTCATGATTCCCTTGTGTCTTTAGCCATTTCAAGAAAGCTTTTTTATCCATCATTTCTTCGTCTCCTTTATAGACGACCTGTCAGGAATCGCCATCCTTATACTCTTTAATCGCAGATTCTTTATTTAACTTCTCGTAAAGATTTATCTCGCTAGTCATTTTGAAACCTGACCGTTCCTCAAGTTTATCACGCTTTTCAACATGATAAGTTTTCATTCGCCAGTCAGTTCCCCTTCTAACCTCAATAGGGCTAGGCTTACCATGTATTTCTTTGCAATCTTCTTTTAATACAGGGGCGGTATCATATTCAATCGGGAATCTTGTCCATTTGCGAACCTCATAAATATCTTCCTGAAATCCTGTAACTTCAAACGATGACCCTATTTTATCTGCATACCAATATGTGTCCTTGCTAGATTTGGTAATTGTAACATGCATCTTATCACCTCATCTTCTCCGGTTTCTTCTGATCCTTATCAAACTTCCTGTGATTCTTGCGGTCTCCAGCGTGGTTAATCCATCGTCTGAAATGTTCATCATTTTGGTATTGCTTACAGGATAACATAATCATTTCAAGCATAACGTTCTGCGCCTTTTCTTTTGTTTCCAATGTTCCGAATATCCCGTTAGCTACGGTATTAACTCCGGTTGCTATGTTCTCAGTGAAGTTCATTTATTCCACCCCTTTGGAGATGTGATAAACTCCAAATCTCTGACTCTTTCCCTCAATAGCTCAATCCGTTGTTTTGAATAGTAGTTGTCCACGAACAAATACAGGATTGATCCGATCATTAGAATAAAGATTAATGTCATTTCTTGTCCTCCTTCATCTTCCTGGTCCAATACTTTTTCGTCTTCTGCTTGAATTCTCCTGTTGGCAAAGTTTGCAACCATTCGTACAATTCCTTTTCTTCTGGAATGTCCTTGTCTAGCATAAACGGCTTGTTTATGTAGTTAGCGTTTTTCTTATTTGCCATATGATCACCTAACCATATTATACCACTTTACTACGTAGTAAACAAGGTAAATAAAAAGGCTCCCTGATTAAAGGAGCCGATTCTCTTCTGCAAAATCATAGTACAATCCCAATTTCCTTACAGCTTCTTTACCGCCATTAATCGCTTTAGTGTATAAGTCCTCTACAACTCTCTTCTTCACGCCCTCCGGAGTCTCCAATGACTCTATAGTGGCGAATAGCATTACCTTGCGCTTACACTCTCCACCATATTTAGGATCGTTGATGCGGTCACACAGGGACTTGATGCGGTCTGTGATGGCGAATGCCTTGACGATCTGTGCAGATGGTTGGTTAAGGTAATGTATCTGTTCCTCGGTTGCAAGGATGTCAGCGCGGATCCGGTTCATATCGGTGCATGGACAGCTTGTCTTGGAAATTTGATTATGGCCCTTAACCCACAGGTCAGGAAACATTTCCTTGAGTCCGAGGACTATTCCAGTTAATGCCCGGCGTTCAAAGTCAGTTATCGAACGTTTTGATAAATCCCCGCCGATGCATATTCCTATGGTGTTATCGTTGCCGCCGCTGGCATGGGTTGTACGCTTGTCTAGGTAGTTAGTCTGTAGGATTTGACCGTCCCGGATGATGACCGCATACGCGATCCCTGCCCAGCCGTGAGCGTTGATATGATAGTTCGCTTGGTTAACGATTGGAGCCTCACTGGCGAAGTGATGGACGGTGATTCCTTCTAATAAATTAAAGTTACGCGCCGGCCATGTCTTACTTTGATGCTTCGGTAACTGATCAATGATATTAATTACCTGTGGTATGCCCAACGTCTTCCGAATCTGATCGGACAGAATCAAGAGATTTTGCGTCATATGCTGTCACCCCATTCGTGTTAACTGACGCTTTATCAATACCGCCCTCAATGATAGCATAGGCAATGCCTAGCACCGCTTGTACGCCTAGATTGATAAGCGGAGTCCACGACTCTACTCGCGCTTGAATATCGCTTACGTTTAACATGTATCCAACCAACAAACAGAGGTTAATGATCGTAGGAACAAGAATCATTTGCAACTTACTGGAGCCAATTTTTTTCAACATCTTGTTTTTCCTCCGTTTCGAATAAGTAGTCAATTCCCTTGCTGTGAACGCATCGGCAGGACGGACAAATAATCTCCCCGCCCATGAGGATGTCAACGAGCGCTTCCCCGTATTTATCAATGAGACGTTGCTTCCTGCACATCCTTTAACCCCCAAGTGTTCCATCATTAATCGCTGATTTTCCATGATTTTGATTTGATTGTTAACGTACTCTTTGACCTCTGAATCCTCGTCAAACAGCATAGGAATAAGCTTTTTTAATTTGCGCTTAACTTTCTTTTGCTTGAGCAAAACAAAAATAGCCGTGCCGAGTGCCGACAGGCTAAGTCCGTTTCGCATTATTGCATGGGATATCTCAAGGATTAAATCATACATCCGAAGGGACTTCCCTCACCTCGGACATTTCGTCGGCTAACCAATCAGCTTTTAACTCTCGTAGCGTGCGAATGAACGGACAAGTATCGCCGGGTACTTTGTGGCATTTGCAGAATGTTTCGATTAACGAAATTTTAATCATGGCATACCTCCTTAATAGAAAAGAGCCCCGAAGGGCTCCTATTCAAATCCATTATTTTCTGGCGCGGTTCCGGTTACTACTGAATAAATAATCATCCAGAGTATAAGCGCCACACAAACAATTCCGTAAATTAGCTCCGGCACATCAGCTTTTGATGTCTTTTTTCTTGTAACCCATTTGCGTCCCAATATCCTCCCTCGCTTTCTTTCCCATATCAGTCAGTATCTCATTTACCTTTTTAACCTTATTTTCTAAGCTGACATTAGGATTGGAGAGATATTCGGACTTTTGAGCCAACCTGTCAGAAACCATTGTCCCAAGATTCTTCTGATATTCTGAGAATTGTTTAGCGTTAAGGCTCACTTTTAGATCCTTCAAGTCCTTGCCTTGCCTAACGTGGAAGGACTTATTTCCAATGCGCGGCAATACCGTAGCATCACCACTCTGACTCATTATATCAAGAACTAATTTGGCCTCGGGAGATACTTGGTACTCCGTCATTCTAGCAGGGCTGAAAAACGCCGTTAGGTACTGCTTGACGGTGTTTTCTTTGCCACCTTGCACCTTCTCACGTTCGTTACCGAGCGAGTCATGAGATACTGGGAGCGTCTTAGATAATCCAGGTATCTTATTTTTAATGAGGTTTCCCATCTCAGTCAGAAGATCGTCACTGAAAGTCTCTCGTTGTTTGTTGTCTGTAGCCGTACGCGCTTGGTTCGATAGTGTAGGAATGAACGTTGCAGGAACGCCTTTTCCAATATTCTTGAACTTCGTTGCATCGCCCCTCTTGTAAACCTCATTAGTTGCGTCCACAAGATTACTCACGCCTTGCAGCATTTGATTTTCAAGTACAGATTGCAGGCCGCCAAGAAGAGCTCTCTGTGCCACTTTCCAACCCGTTATGTCTGCGCCATCTTTCTTTTCTTTTACTGCCTTGTTAGCGTTAACACCCATCGCAACGGATATAGCCGCTGGTTGTAACCATTGCCAATCCATCAGGCGATCACCTTTTCGGTACTTGGCAGCATCGTAATCCAATCCGCTTGTAATGAATCTACCAAGCGCTGACCAGTTTACCTTATAAGCGCCTTGACCGGATTGCTCTTGGATTGAACGAGTATCCTTGTCCATACTAGATGATCCAGTTAGTATTCCTGCGTCTGCAAGAACGTAGCCCATGCCCGTAAATCCTAGCGTACCTGTTATTGCCCTACCAAGCCTCCGAACGGCTTGATGTTGGTCGAATCTATCTCGCTTGCCCACGAAATACATTAAATCAACCAAGGAACGGACAAAGCCAACTGGAGAGTAATCAAGACCTCTCATAACAAGGTTTGCGGGAGTTTTAGCGAACTTGGTCAATATATCACCCGCGCCAAACCCTTCCATGCTTAAACTCTTCGGCAAACCCATTTCTACCAGCTTTCGACTCGCTATGCCCGTAGATACTTCGTTTAAGCCTCTTTTGAGGGCTTCTGCTCCGTTTGAAAGCAACGTTTCGTCCTGATAAGTCGCGTACCTTCCTGCGTGGTCTGCAAGTTCGTGAATCCGATCGTCCAGCTGCACGATAAGATCCTTCATTCCTGCTTTTATTTCTGCTTTAGACATTCCCTTTGCCTTGCCTAATTGTTCTGCGTAAGTGGCTAGTACATCGCCCTTGGCGGCACTATAAAAGGCGTGGTCAAAGCCGCCCAATGATGCCCCTAATAGTTTAGATACATATTTAAGCGGATTCTTCTTGCCGAATACATTCGCTTGAATACCGTAACTATCCAACATACCATTAGGGCTTACGCCTCTCCAATTGGAAGATGTGCCGGATAAAAAGTTACTCCAAAACTTTTCTTGGTTCATCGTTTTGAAAAATATCGTTCGTTGCTGTCCCGTTAATTTGGATGCCGCCCAATCAATAGGAACCGTTGCTACTTTATTGACTTTTTCACTAACTAATTGAGCTAAGTTACCGATTACGTTTCTCTCTAGCGTTACCGCATTCAAAAGCATAGCACCGGTTTGAAGAGTGGATAGTTTTTGACCCAAAGTTGAGTCACCGAGCTCCTTCATTGCTGCTTGAAGATCCTGCGTGGCTTCTCGCTTGAATTCATCCGACATATGACCGATTTCAGAAGCCCATGCCTTGAATTGTTTCGCTTCTTCTGCCGTAAACCTTTCATTCTTAACCGCGTTTCGTACAACTCGATCTAATTGTTCAACCGTTGGCAAACCATTTTCTTTCCTGAACACGTTGGTTGCCTTCGTGAATACCTCGTTAATGTGCGGTCGGATCTTCTCCCCGAAGTCCCTTACCATTTGCTCGGTAAAGTCCGATAGCTTCACAGCGCCCTTGGCGATCTTAGAAGCTCCGATAATTGCATAATCTGCATAGGTATCGAAAGGAGTAGAACTAATCCTATTTCTTGAAGCCGCAAGCCTTTGACGCGCTTTATCAGCTTTGGCATCCAAGAAGGAAACCACTTGATCGCGAGTGCGAGCTTTAGGTTCAATTTGCGAAACTTCTCTGATCGTCTCATTGGCCTTATTTGCTTTTGGCTTCGACAATATCCCTTTGCCTTTTTCGTTGATCATTTTAACCTGATCTTGGAACTGCTTGATAGTAGCCTTCTCAGCGTCCGTAAGCGCCTGTCCCACCTGCTTGTTGGTAACGATGGATAATACTTCATCCGCAAGGCTCCGAGTCTCCTGTGCGCTTCCTATGTCCTGCGCCGCCTTCGTTATCGGTGCCGCTTGTGTTGGGCTTAAATCTACCCAATCGTTTATATCGTCCACACCTCTATTCAGTTGCCTTTGACCTAATAGCAAAGCACCGGATTCATCAAGTTTATTCCACTGGCTTAAAGCTTGTATTGCCTGCCCCATCTCTCTACCGCCTTTAGCGGTCTTTGAGACAAGATCAATAGCCTTTCTAAGGTTATCATCCCCACCAAGGCTACTGAATTGTTTAGCTAATGTTTCGGCTGCTGTCGTTTCAGCGGCGTTGAATTGTTTTGTTTTAGCCATAAGCACGCCATATAAGCCTTCTGCACCATGTCGTTCAATTAATTTAGCGGCTTGTTGACGATTTATAACGTCCGTCGTGCGCGCTCCGACCATTGGAGTATCGGTCAATGCATCAATAAGGCTTTGGGACGTGTTATCCGAATTCCTTACCGTTTGTGCGAAACCTAACTCGTCTGTTTGGCGTGCCGGATTACTTGCCCTAGCTGGTTCCAGATTCGACCTCATGTCACTCTCCCGTACAGGTGGTTCATTTGGCTTTATGTCTGTAACCGGACGAACCGGACGAGTGTTGGATATACTCGCATTTGGCTCTCCCATTGGCGCAGGATTAACGGCACGAACCTCTCTAGGAACCGCAGGACCTTCTGGACGAATAGTTCGCTGTACATTTATCGTTGGCGCTTCACCTACTCCGTACGCCCTCCTAGAAGCGTCTCTGGCTACCGTTTCCTTGATGCTTGGAAGTTTACCAGCAAACGCATCCTCAAGGTTAAATCCACGTTCCTTGGCTACCTGAGTGGCGACATTGTACATCTTCATTTCTCTTCGAACATCATCTGATAGCTTCCTCATATCCTCGTAAGCCATTCCTTTAATCTCTTTCATAGGAACGTCATCACCAAGTTGAGCTTTAAGCCACTTTGCTAACTCGTCTGGATTTTCTAAAGGCGGTGTCATTCGCTGGTTAACTTCGTCTCTGATCTGACCCATGATGTTGCTAACGTATTGATCCTGATTAGCGTTTCTAAGGTTACCCATAATCTTTGGCGGTCTAGATTCAACCGCCGCTCTGACCGTTTCTTCAACCTCTGGAGCAACGGATTTACCGCGATTAACAAATGAGGTGAATGCTTTGCCTACTAGCGGGACAACAGATCCTAATGCGGCTCCTCCTAGCACACCAATACCTGAGTTAATCGCTAACTCCTTTCCGCTTGCGTCTGGATTAACCGCAAGTGTCGCCCCCGCGCTTAGCGGAGCGCCCGTAGCTGCTCCCTTAATGGCTTCGGATGCAACTCTACCTTTGAGAGAGTCAGCAAGTTTGGGAGCCGCGCGTTGCAGCATGTTTCCGGCTGAATTGTATAACTGTGTTCCACTCAACCCCGCGCCCGGAACCGTTAATGGAATTGCGATATCGGCAGCAAGTCCAGCTAATCCACCTACACGATCTTTGGGATCCTGTAGTTCCGGGTACATTGTTGTTCTCTGCTGAACTGCGCGGCTGAATGGAATTTCCGACACGGCGGCGATTGCTGTCCCAACTGGCTTTAGTATATCCGGCCAGTTTTGACGCTCCACAGTATCCATTACACGTTCGCGGTACGTTGGATTTGCGTCTTCTACCGCTTTTCTTGTTGCGGCTTTAGCGTCTATGTCAGATTTGTATTCTCCAAATCTCTTAGTGTTGCTTGCCAAGTCAACGCCTAAAGACTTCATCTGCCCTTGAGTAACTTTTTCCTGCGCCTTCTTCGCCTGTTCTTTCTTCAACGTGTCGACTTCCATCAGGCGAGAATTACCCATTTGTTCCTTGTATTTGCCGACATTCTCGTCCTCTATGCGATTAAAAACGCCACTTCTCGTTTTTGTTCCAGTCGATTCAGACCTCGAAAAAACGCCTGCCATTTCATCACTCCTCTGGAGTAGCGGCTTTCAGTAATGCGAGATAACCATCGTATCCATATTCCTCAATAAGCGCCTGAGAGGAAGCTTTAACCTTATCTAGAGTAACTTTTCCGCTAGTGATGTCTGAAACATCTGAGGCAAAGTCAGGGCTATTTTGATAAGGAATTTTCCCACTCGCAGAATCTGACTTATAAGCAGTTCCCGCAGGGATTCCATAACCCTCAAGCCCTGCCGGAGCCTTCCCGGTAGCCGAGAATACATCCATCAACTTGCTAAAGTTCGCATTTCCAGCGGCGTTATTCGAACTCTGACGTGATGTTTTGGCGTTGTACCACGAAACCGCCTGAGCTACACCGTTTTGCTTGACCTGTTCGTCGAAGTCTCGCTTATCATTTGCGTCCGTAATCTTGTCACGCGCTTTCTGATAAGCGAATTGTTCGCCGTATCTTGACTTGTCTTCTTCGAACTGCTTCGACCATTGATCATCAGCAACAACGTCACGTCCCGCACCATATTCAAAGTCTCTATTATCCGCATACTGTGCATAGTCTTGCGCATTCCCGGCTAGCGTCCGTCCATTCGTTCCAGAAGGATAGTTCCCGGTGAGCTGACCAACGTTCAAGCCAAAGTCACGTTCCATCGTCAGGAGCTTATTGTAAATTTCACGTTGACGTTCAGGAGCGAGTTTGTCAAAGTCCGCTATCTCGGTAGATAAGGAATTAAGCTGCGTATTCAATTCATTATTTCGCGTGTTATCGTCCATCGAACGCTGTCTGCCGATCAAGCCTTCCTCGAATGACCGCTTACCCATGTTTGCGAATGGATTAGCTGATTGTGTTCGCGAGAAATCTTGCAATGTGCGACTATCGTTAGTCAATTGGTTCGCGTATTGCGCGTTATTTTTTATTGATCCCATTTGGGTATTTATTGCGTTTAGTAACGCCGCACGTTCAATGGCTAGGCTATCACCGGAAGATTGTTGAAGTTCCGACGAGCTTCTAACGTTAGTTACAGCATCCCTTGGCATGTATCCACCGCTTGGGAGAGCTTGTGTCTGTACTTCTTGTTGAGGAGGTTTGTATCCAAGGTTAACGCTTAGGTATTTATTCTGATCCGTAACGTCCATACCCTGAGCTTGGCGATCCTTGATGACCTGTAACGTCCGGTCAATCTCGCTTTGTTTCCCGGCATCGGTGCTTATTAGCGCTTGGTTAGCGGCGTATGCCTGTCCTAGTCCGGGAGTTGAGCCGTAAGTCCCTCCACTACCATAACCGAGCGTAGGAGCCACGCCAGAGGTGTTTGTTGCTGAGTTCTGAACTGGTGGTGTTGCCGCCATCGGTTTGTTCACTACTGGATTTGGTGTAACTGGTTTTACAGGTGGTACAACGCCTGTTGTAGGTGGATTTGGTTTAGCCGCAACTGGTGCTGATGGAGGTGTGGGTGTGCTGCTTACCCATTGACCGTTACCTAATTGTGTCATTCCTGTACGATCGGTTTTTACTGCCATCTAATCAACTCCCTTTGGTGAAATAAAAAAGACCCCGAAGGGTCTAGCATCCTGCCGAAGCTAGTTCGGAATCTCGTTCTCTTGCCATTTGTGCGATGTCTGATTGATACTTACCTACCGTTCCGGCTGAATGTACTGCTATCTTATAATTCCACGAATCCGCTATAGCCTTGCAAGTGGCTGTGTTATCGGGCGTTGGTTCAGGGCTTGGAGTCGGTTCAGGCGTTGCACTAGGTGTCTCTGTTGGTTCAGTCGTTCCAGTTGGTTCGCTTGTCTCTGTCGGCGTTTCTGCTGTCTCTTCTGTTGGCGTATCGATAACAGGTTCTTCTACCGTGTTACCTTCGTTATCAACCACTTTGACAACCTCCTTAATGACTTCTACGGGTTCCGGTGGTGTGATGGTCACGCTGTAGGTGGTTTGATCCCACGACACGCCTACGCCTAATTCACGCAGTACACGGATGGGAACCATTACGCTTCCATCTTCCGCATAGGCTGGCGTTCCGGTTACGTTGACTTCTTCGCCGTTAACGATGATTTTAGCGATTGGATTGCCATCGTATGTACCGTTGAGGGTTGATGCGTTGGCAACGTTGATGAATAAGAACAACATTAGTATTGCTGAAATAGTTTTTTTCATTTCATACGCTCCTTGTGGTGCTTCATTTGTTTGTTGTGATGCTTAAACCATGCATTCTCATATCCTCGTCTATCTCTCCAAAATCTTCTTTTTACCACAAAACGAAAAACCGTATGATATCCATATAAAAATGCGCGATATAGATACATGCTCCGCCCCTTTTTCGCTATACCTTGTCATTCCAATTTAACATTTGCTTCTTTTGGTATAAATGCTTTCATTTTATTGTTGTTTGTCTGTGAAGCGATAATATATCCAAACTTTATCGCTTTTGTCTCTATAAATTTATGCGACAGATAGGCAACAGGGAGTGTTAATAGCGGTATGGATATAAATAACAACCCGATAGGCACTATCCTGCTTAACAATATACTGGTCAACATGATAACGATGATATGTGTGAGGTATAGACTGTAAGATATCTTACCGAGCCACAAGAAAGGCTTAAAGTTTAGTATCTTAATCATTCTGGCAGATGAAATCGCTACGCAAAATAGCAACGCTATGCCCAAGGAAGGAATAAAATTATCAATATGAACACTTCTCACATCAATGATTTCGTAAATCCATTTGAAATTTACGAGAATCAAAGACGCGATTAAAATTAAACTCTTTGTTAACGTTCTGTTCTTTAATTCATTGAAAATTTCAGTTCTGAACCTTGCGATAAACGAACCGAGAATGAAAAAGATAAAATAATACACCGTCCACCTAAAATCAGTCACAACACTAGATATCATGTCGTTATTGACTCCAGTAGCAACAAAACGCAAGACAACCCACATGAAGGCAGTCACAGCAATACTTATCGAGAATCCGGATTTCCATCCAAGATTAACGATCGCTAACATGAACAATGGGAAGATAATAGATATCCTCATTTCATGATATAGCGTCCACACTACGCCATTAACATTAGCTGTGTCGTAATTAATCATGAATACGTAGGCTACGATTGCCTTAAGTGATATGCTATGATCCCAACGGCCATCAAAAATAGGGCTGAGTTCTGGAAAGTCTTTGTATGATGCAAACACTGTCACCAAGATTACAGAAGCGGCCATAACAACAATGTACGGAACATAAATGCGGAAAACGCGCTTTATTATATACGCCCTGTATTTGGGTGCTCTTCCCTCCATAAACGGTATTGAAAGTACAAAACCACTTAATACAAAGAAGAGAAGAACCGCTTCGTTTCCTGCCCAAAAGGTATGTAGTGGGCTGATAACCATTAGCTTTATGAATCCATTAGCGTACTGTTCGTTATAGTTAGCGTTGTAAAAAATAGAGAAAGAAAGCAAACAATGAAATATTACTACGATCATTGCCGCTATTCCCCTGAGTGAATCTAACTGTGAAATCCGATTATTATCCATTTTTTCCCCTTATTATCTTGTTTTCTTTGTTATACCATCTCCCATATTAAATTCATAGTTTTTTTAGAAAGTATAATAATTCGCTCCATCACTCATTACTCTTATGCTCTGCCATTGGGAAGATAAGCTTTTTGTTGTTGAACTATCAATGTTTTGCGTTCCCGGTGCAGTACCTACCGTTACCGTATTCGCGGATATGTCTATTTTTTTTATTGTGAATATCCTCCCTTTATGAAGAGTCGCATCGGGGAAATTAACTGTTTTCGCTCCCGAAGTACAATCCACAAGTATTAATTCGTTATTCCACAACATAGTGTAATTTGCTGTTTTAGTGAGAATTTTTGCAGTTGAAACGAACCCATCGTCGTTAACGCCATAACTCACTTTTGTTGGGTCAACTGCGGATGCTCCAGTTCCGGTGAGAACGCCTAAAGCATTTCCTAGTAAATAGTTACCTGTAATAATTAAATCGGATGTTGCTGTGATAAAGGATATCGCATAATTTTGTGTCTTGCTTCCGCCTGAACGGGTGTCATAAATCCTGTTGCCGACGATTGTCACAATTGTTGAAGTTCCATCTATATGGACTCCCTCAGTCGTGTTATTGATAATCGTATTTCCTTCAATATGAATGTTATTTCCATTTGTAATATAAACGCCTTGAGCCGTACATGAACGAATTTGATTGTTTACGATACGTACGTTACTCGGATCAACACCACTAACTGCAAGGGCATATACCCCGATTTCTCCTGAATCAATGTAATTACCCTCGATGTTTATTCCGTTTGATCCAGCTATTTCAACACCCACAAAATCTGACGGAAGATAGAACCGATTGTTTAATACATCAACCTGATTAAACTGGGATATGCCGAGTCCTTCGTTATAAAATTGATTGTTGATAAATTTTACATTTTGGTTGGCAGCCGCAAATCCATTACTAATACATTTCACTCGACTACCGCCGGAATCAACGGTCAACCGTGAATTTTGAACGGTTACATTTCTGATATAGTCGTTGTTGTGGTGGTTCTCTATATCCACCAATGCCGAAGAGCAAGCGCCTTTTATGTCACAATTATCAACAAGAACATTTTCGCAATATAGAATAGCGATTCCGTTACGATCAGCATCCAACACTGAAACATCTCGTATTGTTACGTTCTTCGAAGGAGTTTCGTGCGTGTTTCCATTGGCCCATGAATAACCAATAAAAATACCATCACCATCAACGTTTATTATTTCTACTCGTTCAATAACTACGGTATCGACTACACCTAAATTAACTGTATAGTGAAATCCCTCTGATGTGCTTTGGTTGCTTTTATTTCCGTCTAGCGTCAGATCGAAAATAGAAAGATTAAAAGCCCCCGTAGTGTAGTCAGCGCTTTCTATTAGAGTGGCGTACACAGTTGCATTATTTCGTAATTTTATCGTTGTCACTCCGCGACCCGATCCTTGTAGTGTCACTCCCGAAGGGAGTTTAATATTGTTTGATACGTATGTTCCCTCTGGAAAAAATACAATACCTCCACCCTTTGCCTTAGATGCATTAACCGCATTTTGGATCGCGGACGTGTCGTCCTTTATACCGTCGCCTTTAGCGTTGAACGGGGCATCTTTTACATTGATTATTCCAAGTTTACTAAACTTTTCTGCATCATATATCCCTTGCAGGACTTGGTTTACGTATCCATACAGTTCATCCACACCATCATACAGTTTCGTTACTGCGTTGATGTTCTTTGTAGATGATGCAACCATTGATGGTATCTGATTCCCTTGAGCTAATACAAGTGCTGATCTGTCCATTGGTAGTGTCATTTCACATCTCCTTCCCAAAATAAAAACCGCCCCATTAGGACGGTATCTTGTTCCAGTATTTTAATTCGGCGTCTAGTCTTGCGGATATCGCTAATTCGAGTTCCTTGTAACAACCGATGTGGCGTCTTTTTCCATCAACCGCAATGGTTACGTGGTATCTTTGTTGTTTCTTATGCCACTTAACCCCGCTCACCCCTGTTGTGTTCACGCTAGCTATTCTTCTGTTCTTAGCTTGCTCGTTGTAGTCGGCCCACTTGCAATTATTTGGTTCGTAGTTTCCATTAACATCAATGCGCTCAAGTGTATGTTTAGGGGAGTCTTTTTTTCCCATATCTTCTAAGAAGTCTTCAAAACTATTTAACCACCGCTCACATACCGAAATTCCTCGCCCTCCATAATCCTCGTACCGTGTTGAATTTTTCCTTGTGCATCTACCTTTCATATCCATCCAACTTCGATACTCCGTAGACTTTCTATTTCTCGTATGACCGTGTGTCATAAACCTCGCACTGGTTAATTCATCCTTTAAGCATCCACAAGACCTTGTGTTTCCCTTTTTCAATAAGGAGCCAGATATAACCTTTTCATTACCACAATCGCAAACACATTTCCATAAACTCTTTTTGTGCTTGCTCATTCCAGAAAAACAGACTACTTTCAGTCTCCCAAAAGTTTCCCCCGCAATGTCCATTAAACTCATAACAACACCCTCTCAGTGTTCTCTATTAGTGGAAATCATGGGCAATGCAGTAGAGTTCTGCACGTTCGGGGATCAGCCTAGCCCACTCTCTAATTATACCACAATTTACCGCTTTATAGTTCGCCACTTACCCGACCAATTAGTGATTCCCCGTAAACCTCTACTGGTTCGTCTCTGTTGTTCCTCCAACGTATCTGAAAGTAATAAGCCTGTTTAGGTAGCTTTAGTCTCGTGGAAAGCCTCTGCGGAGCGCTCACGAGGTCTGTATAGTCCAAGTTAGCCCATGCCGCAACATCCCACTCTGAAACGTCCCACACCAAGTAGGAATTCTGTAGCGCTTGCTCAACCTCGACCATTGACCGCATATAAACGATCGATATATCCAAGCTTGCAGGAACAATGTATTGCTTTAACCGCAAAATGTAGTAATCCAACATGCTCGGGTATCCAGTATCTTCAAACGAAATCATTCCCGATATTCGATCAAAGTCTATTGGCGTTCCCGTTGTCTTTGCGATGTCTGTCCAGTCGCTGTATAGATTCTCGTCGAAGGTCTTTAGCGATCCGTCATTACCTGCAAAGTAAATACCCCCACCAAACTCTATGAGGGAATTAATTTGAAGTCCTGTCCAGATGTACCATTCGCCGTTTTGTGTGTCGTATCCGAACACGTAATTAGTGGTATCTCGCGTGATTTCCAAGAGGTACATATTGAATCCTACGATGTACTTTGATATTGCCACCGCTTTCTCAGCTTCAGTAAAACCAAAAGCCGCAAAGTCAATCTTGTTCTTCATCAATCCTCGCGTGGCGTATTGTTTTCCTCGATTGTCTAGGACTGTGGTGAATATTTCGTGTACGCCATCGTCAGAGAGATAAGCTATCGTTTGTTGACCATCTGCGTATGTGATGATCTGAGGGCTTCTAGGAGCTATCAGACCGTTGATTGTGTTTAAGTATTGGCTAGAGTCGAAGTCCTCGAAGTTAGTCCCCATCCACACATTCCATCCATTTCTCATGGGGATAAAACAAACATCATCGAAAGGGATTCCGCACCCGTTAACGTTGTCGCCTTTTCTAACGAGAATGTTGTAGTGGATAGAGGGGAAATAGTCGTACTGGTGATCGGCACCACCTTGCCCGGCACGTTTGGAATACCACACCTGATTATCTCCCGGACTCACGAATACATAGTCTGAGTGCGACCAAATGTACTTTATGCCTAATGTGTTGATATTTGATAGCACGTTTTCAGGCGCGGGACTCGTGTCATTAGCGGCAGGAGTGACTAGCTTTGCCTCTGTGCCGTTATATTGTTTAAGCGCCGAACCGTCTGCAATCAGTTTAATGTTGACGATTGCTCCTGAGTTGATTCCGGTGAAATCTGCGTCGTAGATATCCGAAGTATTAAGCGCGTTCGTCATGGTTACGGTTGTCAACGCGCCGCTATCGTATTTGAAGAGTGACGTTCCACTTGATGCAAGTAATTGATCCGTTCCGAACGGGTAGATTGTTAGATGCTTGATGGGATTCGCTAGGGCTGCCGTCACAGGCACGGAACCGGGACGCTGAGTCAGTGCCCTTACTTTACCTTGATAGGCGTTGTACAGCCTCCTAGAACGCGAGAGTGATATGCTCGTCGGTTCTGACGCCGTATCTATACCTAAGAATCCCTCTTGCGGCGTTTGTATCTTTACTGCTGGCTGAATCCCTGGCGGCACACTATCACTCCCCTAACTAAGCTTGGCATCATCCGGACCCGGTTGTTGCGCGTTAGTACCCATTCCCGACTGTGCGGCTTTAACTTTTGCTAGATTAACCGATTGCGCGTCAGCTTGGAGCGCTTTACTTTCATCAAGGTAATTTTTAGTAAGTTTGAGCTTGCTAACCACCCACGAAACAACCTCCGCATAGCTTGCAGGAGAGATTTCAGGGACTTGCGTACCCAAAGTAATAGGATCGGCGTACTTGATGTATTTGAGCCTGTATGCTCCCGTTATGCCCCTCACATGGACTTGGGAGAATCCATCTTCTCGATACCATCCGGGCGATGTATTATCAAACGATGTGCGCTTAGTCACCGCTTTATCTGCTGTGTCCAATATTTGATATGGTTCGTACAAATCGGTGATCTCTTGACCGCTTACGAGGAAGTTAACATATCCAGTTGCGGATATGGTTAGTTCATCACTTGTCCTCGTTTTGCGTATCGCCTTGGCGAATTGGAACATATACAGATTCAACCACTGGAAGATGTAAAAGTCCTGCTCCTCATCCTCACCAAAGTCAGGCATGTCCTTCTTGGCTGCCATTTTGATTATGGTTGCTAGTTGATCGGCTGTGTATGCCATACTACCACCTCTCGTCTATCACTACGGGTTCGTTCTGAATCGCGTAGTATGAAGTTACTTGCTGCTTTATATTTAAGTATCTTGCGTTATGCTTCTCCCATTCCTTACGCGCCTGAGCTTCCCCTAAGGTCTGTTTGGTAGTTGGTAGGTCATACCATTCCCGTTGACCATATGACACGTATAAAGGACTGAAACGATCGTCTAAATCGATCACATCATCAACGTCCGTGAAATACAGCATATTGCGATAATAATCGACGTTTAGCGTATCCACTTCAATCCATGGCTGAGTAAAAATAAGGTTCCCGCCATATGTGCGATAGTTCCACTTGAACATCTTATCTATACCGGAATCGAAATCGGATTGGAGCCATAAACGATTGATGATCTTTAGACCGGTTGGCAAGATATAACTTAGGTCTGTGGTAGTCAAAGATAGTTGATCTGTGTCTTGGATATTAATATCAAGTGAGAATTCAGCTTGAGCATCGTTACAAACTTGAATCATCCAATCATTATCTAATGGTTCGCCGACATACCTTTCAATCCTAGACCGAATATCCGAAAGACTCGTCGCCATCTCTTCACCACGACAATCCGACTAAGTTGGTTGCGGTTGTTCCTGTTGACTTTACCTTCGTGACTCTCAGCGGATAAATTTGCCCCACAATTACTGCCGTTAGAGTTACGTCCGTTCCATTCAACAATGTAACAGTGATGTTTCCTGCGCCGCCCACATAGATTCCATTGAAATCAACTACTGTTGAATCGCTAGGCGTTATTGCCGCCCCGCCCGTAGCTGCGTTGACGTGTAAAGGTGACTTCGAACTCGTAATTACACTCATTGTGCTTTCCCCCTCGTTTTGCGTTGTTGTCTATTTACAGGCTGAATAACCGTTGCTTTCGGAGTTTCGGTAGTTGTGTTCATTTCAATCAATTTCGTTAGCAATTGATTCGTTTTAACTTGCTCGTTATACATCCATTCTCTTTGTTGATCAGTATCGCGAGGAAACATGTAAGCCCTCCTTGTATAGAAAAAAGAGGAGCCGAAGCCCCTCACTTTTTCTCCATCAATTCATTTTTGATTAACGTTTCTTGCATTAGGTTATAGTTGGTCACCGTAACCTTTTGAAGCTCTGTCATTTTGTCGTTTACGTTCATTCTCGCAATGTGGGGAATCTTCTCTTTTGAAGTATCCGCACCAGTTCGCACAGTTGGTTTACCTGGTGCAGAGATTGTCCAATTGATATCAGGCATTTTACACCCTCCGTTTCACCACTACGCCCCATGTTCCGGACGCTAAGTCCACGGTTCCGGCGCTTGCGTTGAATAGAGATATCTTGATATTCCCCGCCGAAGAAGGGCTACCTTGATATATGATTCCCTGCGTGTCGTAAGGCGGGTATAGTTCGATGATATCCCCCAAAGCTACGCCAGCTACCGGAATTGCGGAGGATATTGCAAATACGCCAGTAGCAAGTGAAGGAGGGTCGAACGTGATTGTCCCTGAAAGAATGACTTTAGGGATAGCCACGCCGGATCCACCTTTGAAGATGTCCGCTTGTACTACGCCCGTACCGCCTGAATTACTGTAATCTGGCATTTATACCCCTCCTCAGGTTGGAATGTTCCCAAAGAATGGCGTTCCATCGATACAACCGGAGCTCCAACGTCCGACAATCTTGTGCTTGGCTGTCTCAGTGTCGAAGTCAGTCATCATACCGGAACCGATCTTACGTCTCCAGAACCACTTCTGAGCACGCATCATTCGTGACTTCTCGGCCATGATCCAGTTGCGGCGCTTAGTTGCGCTGATAAACGGATTGACAACGACTGTAATGTCGCCCTCGTAAACGTTGATATTGAAGTTCGCTTGATCTGGATCGTACTTAGCCGTTTCCTTGCCAGGCATACCCGCAATTTGGAAAGCTTTACGAGCGTTGTAAGGATGGACAATCAATGTGTCGTACATGACAACCAACGGATTGCCCTTGTCATCAACCAACTGCTGACCGAGAACCATAGTGGTATCTACGGCGTCGATAGACAGTTCTAGAGTTCCTTTGTTCGACCATGTGTCCACGGAGTTTGTAGGGCTGTAAGGATGGTCTGTCGCGATCATTGCCTTGCTATCCGGCAGGGCCGCATTGTAAGTACGTCCACGGAAGTCTAAGGCTGCGGAAGTTTGATCCATGTTATTGAACCATTCCACACCTTGAAGCTGAACCGTTTTATATTGCGAGTCAGCCAGCGATACGATACGGTCTTTAATCTTCGTCAGTTGAACATCATCGATGAAATCACGCTCGATTACGCGACCATCGGAATATTTCTTGTGACGGAAGTACTTCTGCCATAGTTCGTTTACGTCTTCGTACTTGACGGAGTTACCAGTCATAGACCATTCATCCATCAAGCCTTCTCCACCGATCATGTCGATGGACTCAACAGCCTTAGTAGAATCCTCCACTCCGAACATCAGAGGGATATAATCTTTCTTCGGGCTGATAGCGCGGTCGTACAATGCGCGAAATACTTTCTCTAATACGTCCGGATCCCACTGTAGTGCTGTTTGCATGTTTTATCCCCCTTATTAGCTAAAGATACGGTTGATAACCGTAACTACGCACGTTGTTTTAGATGTGATGATTTCCCATACTGCAAACATACCTGTCGTTGTGTCGGACGAGAGAACCGATAGACCGTCAGTGGAAATATCCGCAGTCTTAACGCCAACAACGAACGTTCCTGCAGGAGAACCAGTGTATGGAGCGCGGAAACGATCTCCTACACGCGCCTCGATAACCTCTAAGCTGTTGTCTGCTGCCGTACACGTCTTAGATTCATTAGCGAATCCACCAACAACCAAACCGTTCGTTGCTTTAGTCCATTTACCGCTTGTAAGCATCAACGCCTCGCCCTTGGTGAATACCTCGTCTGTCGTACCCGCAATGTGCGTGATACGGCTTGGAACGGCGTATAGGCCAGTGTTTAACCATTCAAATCCTTGTGCCATGGTTCATAACCTCACTTTGTCATGTATTTTTTTGCTGAATCTACAGGCAGACCAAAAGCCGCAAACGCAGAAGCGAGGGCGTTGGGTACCGATGGTTCTTTGTCTGAGTCTGTTGTTGTCTCTACCCTCGATCTCAACCCCAAGTGTTGCTCCTTGATTACGCGCTGCTCGGTCATTTTCTTACTCTTTGACTGCAATGTGTCGCGATGCGCGAGTTCGTAAGCGTCTTTGGGATCGTAACCACGTTCAATGCGGGATTTCATCTCAGGTGTGAACCAATCGGGCGCACCACCTTCATTGAATACCTTTGAACTTTCCGCAAGCTGCGGGTAAGTCGTGTACAGGTCGTTCCACTTCGATTGTGTGACTTCCTTGCTCGTTTGCTCTGCCCTATCCTGCTCGAACCTGTCGCGCTCCTGTATAGCCCTCTCGCCTTCTTGAACGAGTGGATGACTCTTTAGGAACGCCTCTAGCTTGTCGGGGTCTAATCCGGCATCCTCGGCCTGTTCACGCAGTTCTGTAAGTAACTGGTTATGCGCGTCCTTTTGTTGCTGTTTCTGTTGTGCCTCAATCTTGTCAAAGTCGGCAACGTATTCGGCGTGGTCTTTGTACCCTGCGAGTTTGGCAGCTCGATCAAGGTTCTTTTCCAACTCCGTTTTACGTTCGCGTTCCTTGTCCAATGCGAGTGATCGTTGCACCAATTCCGGAAGCTTTTCGTCACTCACATCTGCTTCGATTTCTTCCTTGTTGTGCTTTACTTTGATGGTTCGCGGTTCTTTCTTGTCCTCAATGACATCCTCTTTGGCAGGAGTTTTGTCGTTGTAGGACTTTTCATCTTCTTCATCTTCGATACCGAACAAGGATAAAACACCATCCACATTCGTATCACTGTCGTGATGTTCGGATTCCTCGGACTGGCTGCCGATAATCTCGTCTTCAATAATTCCTGACATGTAAATCTCTCCTATCGAATTGTCCCTTGGCATGGGACGAGGTAGAAAGCAATACAAAAGGACACCCCACGACTGGAAGTGTCCCGTTTATCTAACGCCTACTGGTTGTCTCAACTTCTCCATCTGTAATGCGGCATTCAATTCTGTTTGTTTACCTTGTTGATCCAACTTAGCCCACTCAAGTTCCTGTTGGTTGACTGATTTGTTTTGTTCAAACTCCTGTCTCCTCGTTTCAGACTCCGTTTTAGAGGAATCAACCTTCTGCAACTCGCTTCCCATTTGCTGAACTTGTGCGTTTAACTGCTCATTCTGCTGCTGAAGCTCTTGCATTTTTTGTTGAAGCATGACATCTTTCTTTATCCGCTCGTCAATCACATCGAACGGCTCCATGCGACCATTCTCAACCGAATATTGCAAAGCCTTAGCGTCAATGACCGGAAGTCCTGTTAATGGATCAATGGTCTGGAATAGCATTTGTGCGGTTTGTATCCAGTACTGACGATCCATAGGTCGTTCTACGCCAATGGTGACCGTAATATCGAAAGCAGGAACGTACTCCTCCGTCACTTCCATTTCAATTTCCGTTCCATCTTCCTGAGGAACCATATAACTCGATTGCGCTTGGTTCAGTAAGTATGATCTTCCAATGGTAACTTGTTGGTTTAGCACTCGACCAATGCGCTCCTGCGTGTAAAACTGAGCTATCAACTCGATATACTGCTCTAACACTTCCACAAGAGCATCCTCGATCAATTCCGTAGGCGTTGATAGGTTACCATGTGCCGCCGCCTGTAAAGCTTCTGCGTGTTTTCCTGACTCCCCTTGGTAACTAACCCCTCCGGAAGCATTGTCGAAGCGTCTAGGTATCTTCTGCAAGATGGTGAGCCAATGTTGAATGAAGTTCATAATCATTGTCGGCGGCCCTTTGCCTTCAATCTCCTGAATGCCATCCTTGCGCGTAGCTGGGAGCATCGCACCAACCGAACTTCGCAATCTCTTCCAAATCGGTATCTTACTTTCCGCTATGGATCCTTCCTCATAGATGATTGCCCCATTACCCATCTTGGCTGTCTGCTCAACCGCAAGCTCGGAGAACTTGTTAAGCATGATCTGAGGACTTATAAGGTCGCGCATATAACCTTTAGGCCATATCGTTCCTTCAATGGTGAACAAGCACCTAACGATTACTGGATAGTTGCCATGGTCGTACACATAGGCTTTATGCTCCAGGAACACACCGGATGTTGAGATGTAAATACAGTGAATACCTTTCGCCTTACCCTCTGCCTTAGCAATACATGAAGATGGGTCTTTGCCTTCTTCTATCTTCTCTTTTGCCATCTCCATAAACAGCTTCTTGTCGTCCGGGGACACCATCTTTGGCGTACCTTTGTACCAATATTCAATGAGTCCCGATGTCTTTTGCTTCTCCGGCCCTAATGTTCCTTGAACCGCATTAGCGTTAAATGCTCTCTCAGTTACATTTCGATCTGATTCGAATATCTCAACGTCCTCGGAGTACATATCCTCCATTACTTTCTTGCCTTGCTTCTCCCAGCGTTCCTTGAAGTACTCCAATGGCTTTCGTTGGTGTATGATCATCGCTTTTGATTTCTGTATATACATCAAGTCACGAATGCGCGGATCCGGGAAGAAGCAACCATAGTCCAAAGGGATAATATCGTTTTGACCTGTCCAGCGATTATTCCCTCGACCACCCTCTACATCAGGGTTATATACCGTCTTAAATAATAAAAGCCCGTGGTTGACGAACCTACGGACTGCCTTGACGTATTTTTGTTTGAACTTAATCTGCCTTAACTCGAACGGCATATACTTGGTCAGTTCTTTTGACTTCTGCTCGTCACCGTTCTCGGTTGCTTCGAATGTTCCCTCAGGTGTCCAACCAGTTAATGCGGATACGATACCTTCTATCTGGCTGAATGCGATGTTGTCGGTTGAATTGGGTCGATTCTTCATCGTTGCCGATGACCTCAAGCCTTCCCACTGCCGCTTACCTCCTTCGTACATCCGTTCTTCCTCGCGCCATGTATCTTCAATCTCTTGGCGATCAGCCTTAAACACCTGATAGTCACCTTGCACCATCGTAACTATTTCCTGTTGCTCAGGTGTATTGGGATTACTGTTGTTTGACTCTTTCCCCGGCTCAGTGCTGACGAATATGCCTTCTACCTTGTCTGCCACTCACTCACCACCTTTTAATGGTCATGCCACGATTTAGGCTCATCCTCACGCTCAGGACTCACGTCATCTTCCTTGATAACCTGTGCACTCTTGTACTCGGTATAGCTTCGTGCCATTAGTCGATCATTAAGCTTATCGATAGTCTTCTGTTGATTGCGTATCATCCAAACGCTGTATAACATCGTTGCTATCGTAATGACTGCGAACGCATACTCACCATTCATACTCAACACCCGCCGTTTCCTCATCCTCGCCCCTTGGAGGGTCAATGAATCTATTGAACTCCTTGACGCTCTTGATGGTCTTCACAAGCTTGTCATTGCGCCAAACATCAACACTATCCGCTAGGCGCTTAAACTCGTCCTGAACGACTCTAGGCAGCGTTGTGGCGTTAACTACGACTCCATCCTTGTAAATCACGTATATGTTCACCAGAAGCCCTCTTCCGTTATGGCGTTTTCTTCGTCATAATCTAGATCGAACTCGACTCTTTCCCTCTCATCCGGAACAGCTAACCATGGATCCGAAGTAACCGCTAAGCTGTGGACGATCTCTCCCGCCATTGAAGCTGTGTCTACCGCGTCATCATGCTTGCCTCGTGGGAATGACAATAGTTCATCTTCAATGTCAGTCAGGTTTGGCATATCTTCTCTGTGATACACCATGCCCACTTCGTATCTAGCAGCTATGACCAATGATCTCGTAACCTTGTCTTTATCAACCTTGATTGGTCGAATCGTCATTCCCTCGCGTGTGCATTCTTGTATGAGGTTGGTTCCGAATGTCTTATCCTCAATTGCTTGGAAACGTGGTCTGTAACGATTGTTTTGCTCTTTCATAAGCGGCTTTTGATCCGGCCCCGTTATATGCGTCCTAAAGGCATCGAACCATAGCAAGTCATTCTGAGGCGTTACGTACCACGTTGAGACAACGAAGTAATCGTTAATCGTCTTCTCGCTATTGGCTGTATCAACGGTTTGTAATACCCAGCAATCACGTTTGAGGTATCTCTTTTCACCTAAGACAAAATAAAAAGCATTCCCGATCATCTCTTGTCGGAAATACTTGAAGTTATCGCGTTTGAATATCGTTCCACCTGCTGCCGATGGTCTTTGCTGATACAAGGCGTTCCATGTATACCCGCCAACCTCTAGCCGCTTTTGCTCCATAACCTCTTTTGTGAATCCAAACTCAGGCCATAATGGTTCGCCTTCTTTTCTACCTAGTATGTCGTTTTCCTCTGCATATGCTGGCATGTTAATGATCGTCCACGGTTCCTTGATCTTCTCACCATTCTTAATGTCTTCCTTTTCCTTTTTGAGGAGCCTTCCTACTAGATCGTCCTCATGCCACCTCGTCATAACCACTATGATACGTCCATCAGGCGTTAAACGGGTCAGGAGAGTGGTTTGATACCATTGCCATACATTCTCGCGTATAACCTCAGAATTGGCTTCCTCGGCATTCTTAACGGGGTCGTCGATAATGGCTATCCTTGCACCCTTACCCGTAATGGGGCCGCCAACACCCGCAGCGTTTATTCCTCCGCGATGTCCTTCGATTCCCCACGACTCTCCTGCTTGACGTGATTTGGATAGTTCATAGTCGAATACCTTGCCACCATGTTCCTTTAGTGTATCTCTCGCTATAACTGAAAAATCCCTCGATAATCCGAGGGCGTAGGAACTTACTATGATTTCGTCTTCGGGATACTTACCAACATGCCAAGCCGGGAACTTCTTCGATACTCGTTCTGATTTCCCATGACGTGGAGGCATTGTTATTATGACGCGCTTTAATTCCCCGGAAGATACCTTCATCAAGGTTTGATCCAGTATATCTAAGTGCTTGCCATCAATGTCCTGGAAGTCACTCTGATAGTCCATGAAATATGAGAAGTCTTGTCTTGCTAATTCGTTCGTTGCTGCTATTTCAATGGCTTCAAGTTGGGATTGGCTTAGACTTAGCAAGATTCCTCAACTCCTCAAGAGATAAGCCAGATACATTCACTGTGTTGGTTAAAACTGGTGCATCGCCTTTATCCTTGAACATGCCGAGGTATTTTCCTATGCTCTCGACTGCCTTATTGGCTCCCGATGAATCAAAGCGCCACTCACCTGTTGGATTTCCTTCTCGATCCGTTATAGATTCTGCTTGCATACAGCGTTCTGCAATGGATTTGAAGCTATCCAGTACCCATTGGACGCTAATTCCTGTGTTCTCTTCCACCTGCTCATTAATCGCTTTCTGTCTCCGCTCAATTTCGCTCCGAATGTCATCATTTGTCATCAATCTTGATCCATTTTTGCGCGCTGCTTCTTCCGTGCATCCATAAACCTTTTGATATGACGTCGTGACATTCTGGCTTATCATGTAATCATTTATGAATAAAATGTGTTTAGCATTCAAAGCCATCTTTCCTCACCTCCTCAAAATAAAAGAACGCCTTATCGGCGCTCCCATTCTCCCGGCATTGATACGTCTGTCACTGTGAAGTAATTCCCTGCTTCAGCCGTGACAGCTTCACCTATTTTTTCTATCGTGTAGTCGCCTGTGTTTATCTTGATCTTCGTTGCGCTTGTATCCCCGGTCAATGGATTGAAGAACGATACCGTACTCGTATGTTCTTGTGATATTCGGTCACCAATGTCTTTCTCCATTTCCCTCTGGTCGAACTCGCGGTTAATTGTGATATCCACGTAAAATATAGCCAATGTAATTCCCCCTAATGGATTGATGAGCACATCCTATCACATAAAAGGGAATAAATCGACGAACATGCTACGTATTGGTATATCCAGACGGCGGACACATGGCACTTACCCGTCTGCTTTGCTACAGTTTGGAACTATTTTAGGTTAAATATGCTCGAATCTGACTGTGTTCTACCCTCACACGCCCCTGAACAGTTACAAGGATGTGCGCATCTCGTTGTTCCTCCGCTCGTTACCTTTGGTTGCAGCCTCATCCATCCAGTATCGATTGTCTCTTGCTGTATAGGCTTTCTCATGGCTTGTTCGTTCTGCATTCGCTGATACTCCATGATCTCTTGCGGTGTACCTTCTACGATTATGCCGTTTATTGTTGCTCTCATTCTCTCACCTCACTGTACATATTGTGGCTCCACCCGATACCCCGCACATGCTAACGTGTCATGAGCGCATATGTAGTCCGGTCTATGCTGTGTGCCGTAGGCTGTTATGATGCCTATTTCCGTGTATTGTCTGAATGCTCCGTCTCTTTCTATCTCGCTGTCGTAGCCTATTAAGTTTGTTATGTTGTCTATGGAGTAGGATATTAAGTATTTAGATCTCATACGGCTTCCGTCCTCCGGACTAAGTATTTCGGTCGTGTCGATGCAGTACAAAACAAAAATAGCCGCACTAGGCGACTAAAGGAGAAGAGTATAGGCGGAATGGTGGATATTGTTGCCGCCCCCACGTAGTCTGTATCCGTGAGAGCGGCTGAGCTTTTAGCATCCCTACTATCAGCCCTGTTGAGGAAATTGTGTGAATGATGGGAAAGGGGGTCGCCTTTATCGCCATCATTCAGCGTCAATTCCCTATACTAGAATTTTATCATGACTTGTGGGTACTTTGTGGGCAAAAATGGGACATTTACGCGCCCTCTAGTTGCTCTTTGAATATCCAATCAGGATCGAACCGATGTGGGAATGGTGTTATCTCCGTCTCCCGTTCAATGGGTTGAAGCGCTATGCTAAGTTGCTTTAACGCTTCTTTATGCCTACGCTGTACGGTCTTCCTGTCGCAATGTAGTACGTCCGCGATCTGTCCGAGTGTCAATGGGTTACGCTCCAGGTATCGGCGGTTAATGACTGTTCTTTGCTCGTCCGTCAACACATCGTCTACAGCCCCGTTGACCGTGTTTACAATGCGACTGTACCTCGTAGCGTCCCACCTATTCGGACTCCGTTGTCTCTCTCCGTAGAGCGTAGGAGCGCCGTCTAAGTATCCTTCTGCTTCTCCTACCTTTGCCGCATAACGGTATGATCGGAAGTTTGTTAGGATCTCTGAAACGTCTTCATTGTTCATTTGGATTCACTCCTTCCCGATATGATCTTCATCTTCTCGCTATGCGGAATTGATCCATAACAGCGACGACAGAGTATTTTATCTCCTAGCCATATACGCCCAGTACCGATACAAGAGGAGCAAGCTAAAGTGGCTTTGTGTTCCATCCCTCTACCCTCCACTGACCGCAACTGGCTTGTAATCATCCGCATCTGACCATTGCCATTCCCCTGCGTACTGGTTGAAAATAAACAACTCTGTCCTAAACACTTCCTCGGTGCATCCAAATACTTCTCTGTCCCCAACGAACACTCTGCCCATCACTGGTCTGGACTCATCCACGCACCGGATTCCGTATGCTGTATATGTGTTTCCGTTAATGTCGATTACCTCAAACATCCTTATCCCCCTTATAGGCGAGTTTCCCCGCCCATATAACTCTATACGGCCTTCACTTTGTTGGGATTATTCGGTCGAGACGATGCTAAAGCTTATATTCTTTCAGTTCCTTATAAGCCGCTATCATACCTACAAGATCGCCGCTCATCATTGCTTCATGGGCTTTTCTGATATCTTGACGCATCATCATTGCGGCTATCTCACCACCGGGAACCGATTCATATTCCTTGATGATTTCTTGAACGCGTTCGATCTCCCTTGGCAAAGCATCTGCTAATGTATCCATTTACGCCGCCTCCCAGTTCATCGGAAGGATGCTCCGCGATTTAAGTTCCACCGAGATCATTGTCACTTCATGTTTGAGCGCTTCGAATTCTTCCCTTGTAACAACCCCACCTGTACCATCCTGTCCATCTTGTCCCGTAGTGGAGTATTCATCCACGATGTGTCCTGAGTCCACATTCTGTAGGTCGGGAATCGGTACTCCGTATTCTGGACGAAATTCCTCTACCGCCTCAACGGATTCTGAATCCGGTACGAGTGATGCATCATCTTGCTTGGCTTGATCAATCTCGTTGCGGATCTGCATTGCATCTTCGTAGCTCACTACGCGATATTTGCCAATGTAGTTCGGGTGAAACTCGATAGTTTCGTTGGTGTCTACCAGTACCGCCGTGGACTTCGTGCCGCTTACTTCAACCACGTTGTAAATGGCTGGACGGGAAGCTTTCAGACGTTCCATAGCTTGTGCTAGAGCTCCGTTATCGAGGTTAGTCGTTGTGGTTGGTTTGCTTACTTGGTTGCGCAGCTCTTCAACCTGGGCTTTAAGAGAGGCGTTCTCGCCGGACAGCAAGGTGTTGTCTGCTAGAAGCTCATTCCGGTCACTCGTAGCTGCTAACCACTTGGATTCGAAGTCATCGCGCTCTAATCCGGTTTGGTGAAGGTTTTCGCGTAGGGATTGCTCGACCTGATCGCGTTGTGCCAATTCAGCGTTAAAGCTAGATTTAATAGCGTTTTCCCTTGCTTGATTGGCTTCCTCAATCTCCTGCAGTTTGAATTGATATGCGATAGCAAGCGCTTGATAGGATTCCTCTTTGTCCGTTACTTCCCGGAAGTTCAACGTCTCTCCGCGTACCGAAATGCCAAACGAGGAATCAGGCTCTTGAACGGTCGTTATGATAGCCGCCTCCTTCTCTTCTCTTTGTTGTAACTCGTACCTCTTCTCTGAGAGCTTGTTCCGAACGATGTTCAATTCGTTTACAAAAGCTTGCGCTTGTTCCTCTGTGCCTGCGCCGTTCAACTCTTGCTGAAACGTGAGCTCCTGTTGCTCCAAATTCGCTATTTCCTGCTTTAATTGATCCATTTTGCACGCTCCCAAGGGTTATTATTTCAACATTCCGAATAGTTAGATTTCTAAGAATAGTATAACTCAAATTTCCGTAAAAATCCACTAAAATCGCCACTTTTCGCCGTTATTCTCGCTTTTCCTATGCCACTCCGTCAGGCGGTCGGTACGGCTTAAAATCACTCGGTTGCGGGCGTTTCTTTCTCGGCTTCATCGGGACTACTTTCCCTACTGGATTCACTTTACTCACCATTCCTATCAACTCCTCCAAGTTATTATGCGTCTGTGACGCTCTGTGCGCCCTCCTGTGCCTTTCTAGCATACTGATTGATAAGAAATACTAGAGAGCCACTTTTTAAGCTCAAACAGCCTGTTTTTCTGCCTTGTCCAATTCCTGACCGATTGCCTCGATTCGTTCGATGATTCGATCTCTTCCCGGCGAGTTTACGTTAAGTTGCCTTAGTCGCTCGGTTAACCTTGTTCTTTCGTCGATTAGGCTCTCTTTGTCGCTCATGCTATTTCCTCCATGTGGACGAGAATGTATGGCTTTCTGCAAATCCCACCTTGTTCAACTGAAAACCGCTTGATGTGGTCGAAGTTATCTCTCGGTATAACACCCGCCGATACGAGACCATCGTTGATGAACTTCGCACAACATGCGTAGTTATCTGGATCATGCTCCCTTGCGTCCTTGAAATAGAATTCATAGGTTTGGTTGATTTTCGTGACTGGTTTGATTTCTTGCTCCTTAACCAACGCATAAACAATTTTCTCCCACTCCTTCTTTGCCTTATCGAGTTCGTAATAGTGCATGTTGCGATATTTATTCAGGTTTGGCGGCATGTTGTTGATCCGTAGGATTTGGTTCAGATTTCTGCACCTCCTTGATTTTATGGAGCGATAAATTGATTCCGTCGATGTAACCGTTCCAAAAACTTCTATCCTCTGCGGACGTTGCATCGTTCATGACTTTGTAGGTTTTTGTTTGTTTTTCGCTCAACTCCGCTATAACTCTCTCTATCGCTTCCCTCATGATTCCACCTCTTTCAGGTTCACCCATATAACCGCTCCTTGTGGGTGAGTGTAAGGGATTGGATCTTCGTACCTCTTGGCGTTCGCCATTTCCCACGCCCATATATGCGTATAATTGATCTCATCGTAATTGGGAATTTGGTGGTGGTTGTAATGCAGATACATTTCAATCTTTGCTAGGCGGCGAGTAGCAACCAGTTCAGCGGTTCCGATTATGTTTCCTGTACCACTTTGGATAAGACCGATTGTTCCGCGATGCTTCGTGTTACTGCTCCGTATCTCCCACGTCTTATCTCCTGAGAGAATTTTATCTATCCAAGGTTGCTTGATAATTAGTCCCTTCATACCGCCTCAACACTCCTTCGCGCCTCTCTGATTTCACTGCTTTGATGGATCTGTATCCCTAATACTTCATCCTGTAACTGTTCTGCTATCTCATAGGCGTAGTTTAGGGATATATTGCGCTTGTACATGTGATTTCCGATTCTTATGTTCCACTTTGCTGTCACCCTCCTGCCCCTTTCAGGTGTTTATCCATTTCTTCGCGTGTCATGGTGTATCTCGTTACGGGACTATTTGCTTGCTCGTGGAATATCTTTCTGTTGGGTACTGGCTTGGAATACTTTGATAGCTGTTTTATCTCCTTTGGGATCAGATTGGCGGCTGCCACTTCGTTAGGTGATTCGGTCGGGTCGATGCAGGGCTTTATAAGTGCAATTGCTTCTGAAATCTTTTTATATGCCTTCATGTCTTTGTAAAGGTATCCTTGTGCTTCACCGAGTATTAGCAACAACTTCAGCAATTGTTCTCTATTCAACTAACTCGCCTCCTGGTTATTTATGTAATCGTATAGATCCATTTGACCGCCGGTCATGAGTATATTTTCGAGCTGCTTAACTCTTTCTTCCGCCCTTATCGCACGTTCAACATAGTTCAATGCACGTTTTGGCGTTACACCGACAACTCCCGGCTTTTGTAATTCCTCCCTTTCGTGATGGAGATCAAGCTTTGCCGTGAGTTCGTTATACACCCTTACCCCTCCCTCGGCTCCCATATTAGCTTCCCAAACTCTGTTTCAATGTGATTACCTTGTCCCTTTATGTGCTGTATGACTGCGTTTATGGCTTGATTGGTCATGATTGTTTTCTTGTCGTTTA